TACCGGATTTGAAGATTTAAATTACAAGAAATAGCAGAGCTAACCTGCGCAAGATAAAAGTATCAAACACTTTCTATATATTAGAGTAAAAAGGAGCAATAGTGCATGTTCATACAGAAGGCAATCTGCCAAGAAACCGAAAGGTGGAATCGCTGATAGCATGTATTACCTTAGTAACGGCTACAATATATTTTTTCACTTTTTTTGACAAAAAAATATATCAATATAATATAAATGAATTATTATTTAGATAAGACAGTGAGTATTAATGGAACACTTGTAGTAAATGGTTCAGTAATTAATATTAAATCAGAAAAAACATTTAATACTTATGTGGATTTAATTGAATTAACATTATTAGTTGATTCAAATAAAGAAATAAAGGATGTTTATGTTCCAGGAAATTTAATTATAAGAGAATATGAAGATATTAACTTAAATGTAATAGGAAATTATGATATGTGTGAAATTATTACATTAGAATAATATAAAGAATATTACCCAGATTTGGTAATAACAGTTTTAGGATCTACTTTAAGAGTTCTTAAAATCTTTTTGAGAAAACCCATATTAAAGTTTGCTACTTGACAATTCTCATATTCTTTAATTACATTATCTTTTACAGACAATCTTTGCGCTAAGTCTTTTTGTGAAAAACCCATGGCTGCTCTACCATTTGTAATAGCAAGCGAATATTCACGAGTCATTTTGTTTAGCTTGGGGATATCATCTTCCATCAATCTAGTGAGCTCTTTATTACCGGCTGGTCTTGGTGTATTTTCTTTTTTAATGATTTCTTTGGGTTTTTTTGTAAATACAACTGGTTCCCAGTCCTGATAATTGACAGAAGTACTATTCATTTTATTAATATATAATATAAAAACTTATATCAATTTTTATATATAAAGAGAATACATTTGAACTATTCTTAATAAAAAATGATGGTCCCTTATATAATATAACTTACAATATAAGGATGTATTCTTATAACGTTTTCCCCCTCGGTGTTCTGACAATTGGTCAAATCAATAAAGGTCAAGCAGTTCTGGATGATATTTCGCAAATTGTGGATGATAAAAATAACAAGAAGGAATTGTTGTCACTCTCCAATAAGTTCTTTACATTGATTCCGCACATTTCAGAAAAATTAAAAGTTATTAACACTCGCGAAGATATTAACGAGAAAAACGAGCTACTCGAATATATGCGAGGGGTATCCAATAAAATCCAATGAAGATACTTAGATATAGCCGCCAATGCACTTATTTCTCCCTTTTTAGGTAAAGGCTTCAACTTTATAAGTTTTGTGTTTTTTATATTGAATATGTACACGCGGTATTGAAACTAATAGAATTGCTAATTAATGTTATAATAATATTTTAAAAAATCTTTATATTGAATAATTAGAGATTAAAATGTCACAATGCGAAAGTATGCTAAGTAGTCTTGATGCTTCCATCAAAAAAGCATTAACTGACTTGAAGTCTGGCAAAGATTTTAATCAAAAAATAGAGCAATGGGAAAGAGATAATGATACTGATGATATAGTATTAAATTTTGCAGAGAGGATAGGAATTGAAGAAGAACATTTTGAGGGTTCCACGCTACAAGCTTCACTAGAATGTACAGAGCAAATAAATAGCTGCGCACCAATTGATATAGATTATACTATTATAAATGATCTACATCGTTTAAAGCACATTCCATTAGATAACTATAATTTTAAAAAGAGTATAACGATTAAAGCGCTTATAGAACAACTTAACCGTGATGGATTACTTTATTTGGCAGGGTTATTAGAGTATATTAATGGCGAATATTTTCAGGATTTTAAGGGTGAAGTAACAGTAACACCGGGTAAAAAATTAGTACTTTTTAGAAAATTATTAGAAGCAACTGTACGAGCAATGCAAAGTTTACATGATACTATTAAAGAAAAGGATAAGTTAACAAAAATAAATAAGATATATAGAGTTTGGAGAAGACCCTTTCAAGAAGAATATATTTTAGGAAAAGACTATGAACCTAATCAAGAAATTATAACAGATGTTTTTTTATCAACATCAACATGTATGAAAAAAGTAATCGAATTTTACAAAAATCAATGTACGGGATCCAGTGGAGAAGTTCCAATTATATGGGAAATATCAATGGATGCTAAAAGTGGCCCAATTCATCCAAATTCACAAATACCAAATAGTGAATTATATGAATTGGTACTAAATACAGGTTCAATATTGCAACTTACAGGTAAACGCGAGGTCAATGAAGAAGGGCTTTTTTTTACGGTTAAAGAATTTGTTTATAAAGGTCATGATGATGACGTCACCGATTCGTTCCATGATAAATCTATTTATAATGCAGCAATAGCAAATTTTAAACAACTAAAAGTAATTGTAGGAGGTGGTGGAAAAAACACACAAAGAAAAAAAGAAATAATGGGGAGAACAAGGTGTATATATAAAAAACCAAATGATCGCAAAGAATATGTTAAATATAAGGGAGAATTGGTAACATTAAAAGAGTTTAAAAATAATTTTAAGAAAAAATCATGAAATCTAATGAAGATACTTAGATATAGCCGCCAATGCACTTAATTCTCCCTTTTTAGGTAAAGGCTTCAACTTTATAAGTTTTGTGTTTTTTATGTTTAAAGAATCATAATTAATATTAGCAATACATTTCTCCATATTGATAATTATAAAAATAAATGTAATAATCAATTTTTATTCAAATTTAATAAGTTTATCTAAGAAATTTTGAGAAGCCTCTTCTGTTAATTTATAGTTTTTGAGTATATATAGAATAGTTCTACATTCTACTTGTGTTATCTTGCGGCCATCAAATATTTTCATCAATAATTTATTAGAATCGTCAATAGAAATACGACCATCACCCTGTCCTTTTATCAACTCATCTGCTGTTTCTAATAAACCGGCATCAAAATTAAGACCATCAATAACCTTGTAATAACTAACTTTATTTTCCATCTTTATAATAATTAAAGAAAACTTTTAAATAGAAAAGGCGTATTTTTGATGACCGGCATATTATTCAAAAACTCACTAAGAGCATAATATGTAATAGCAACCATAGCAAGGCGTCCATTATTAAGTTCTTTGAGTTCTAGATCGCGTTTAGTTTTAGGGTCCTTATTGACATATAGTTTAAGAGGGTCAAAACCAAGATCGCCTGGAATAGTATCCTTTGTATATTCTTTATTTAGCCCAATAGATTCAACAGTTGCAGTAAATACAATAATGGCCATGAAGAATACAGGATTAATCTTATCGAGACCACCATTCAAAATAGAAGGGGCCTTACCATTAAATGAAAGCAAATCCATTTTATTTGCAAGCTTTGATAGATACGGATGATAAATTTCAGACAATGGCCAACCAACACTTGCGAGCATCGCGAGACGACCATGTTTAATTTCAGCTTCGCGATATTTCTTCAATGTACTAATGTCCACCGAACAATTAAATGGGTCAAAGCCTTTATTGCCGACCAAAATAGAAGCTTCACCATCGGCCAAAATAGAATCCTTATCAAGAAGACCCCAGTTAATAGCATTTCTTACAAACAGATTACCACCATTTTGTTTACCAAATTTGTTAATATTAACAAGTCTTTCAAACTCAGGATAATCAATCATATTGTCATTATTCATATCAGCAACATCCATATAATTATTTTTACCATAGTAGCTATTTAGTTCGGTAATATCAATTGAACCCGATTTATCCTTATCAATATCGTTGAACGATCTTGTATCAATATCTTTTTTCTGCATTTTACATACATCTTTTACAGAGCGTGATTTTAAAACAGGTAGAGTACTAATTTGGGTAAAACAAGAGGCGTAGCAGACAAGTGTACCCATCAACACATAACGAAACATTTTTATATATATAATTAATTAAATTCTTAAATACTTTATGATGATATATGGTGCATATATATATCATTGGTCAATGACGGTGCTGAATATGGTTTGAATTTGCGCCCAAATAAACATGGGCTATTGATTAGATGTATTAATTCATTTTCAGATATATATACATAATTCTTCAATTCATTATGAGAAACATATTTATAATTCATGCCTTCCCAATTAGCGAATGTAGTAGCGTATTCGGGAGGTTCATTGTAATAAGTAGCTATTATTTCATTTTCTAATTTATTATTAAATATACGTGCTAAAAAAGTTAAATAACATAGTTCATCAGGTGCATATGAATTATTAAACCAAACCAAATAATTGAGAGTATTATGATTATAAACGTGTTTATAATAATTTGCCCCGTTAATTAGTAATATACTATGCTTTTTATTTAAAATACACCATTGTGAAGCTTTATTAAGATATTTTATATCAATATAATTAAGTGCTTCGCGACAATCAGGTAGACATTCCTCTTTGTCAGCAATATGAAAATACGAAAACTTGCTATCTAATATATTATAAATATAATCAAACGATTTAAAAGGTATACATGAACCCGAGAGAAATATAAAATGAGTATTATCAGTATCTATTAACGCCTCCTTTAACATATAATTCTGCGCTTTTACAATGGAAATATCAGCATATTTAGTATTAATTATATTTTTAACCTTATACTTGTCAAAGTACCCTAAATTTTCATCAATTTTATAATGAATATAGATATTATATTTAGATTTATCTACATTTTTAAAAAAATTATACCATATACTTTTATGATTTATAGTGCTGTATATTAAAAATATAAATGCTAATTTATTCATTAAATATAATATATAAATTGTATTTTTATATATCTTACAAAAATAATTAGTGCTCTCGGGGAGACTCGAACTCCCAATCTTTGGCTCATAAGACCAACGCTTTAACCGATTAAGCTACGAGAGCGCGTAATAGGAGCCCGCTCCCATTACATATTATATAATATAATAAATCCTTATATAATTTTATTAAAATTTACAGCCCGATTTAATAGGGTTAATACGTTGCGTTTTCATTAAATCATTATCATTAACAGATTCAAGTAAACTACTATCTAATCTATTTGAATAAGCATTAGTTTTTTTAGGCATCTTTGTAATACCACATTCATCAATACTGGGTGACGATTGATATATCATGCCGACATTACCATTATTACGCGCAGCAGCAGAGTTTTCAAATGGTTTTCTAGTAGTCATTTCAACATCAGAAGCATCTTTGTTGATATTCATATTACCTGGATTTGGAGTGTGACCGGCAGCAATCATAATTAGCTCGCGTGTATCATCAATTTCGGCGTTCTCTTCTGCTGATCTATCTCTTTGGCGATGTTCATTAATAGCACCAGCGATACCATATTCGTTTGTATCGGATAAAAATTGTTTTTGTGTATTTTTAAGATCAATTTCTTTATTAATATATCCTCCAAATAAACCATCTAACATACCTCCTATAAATCCATAGGGAGATTTGCCGATAAGTGTTGTTTCCTTAACGGTAGTTTTAGCAACAATTTCAGGATCATATACAGAAACACTATATGTAACACCTCCTATATTGCGCACAGTATCAATTGGTTTAACGGTTTCGCGAATTGTTGTTTTTGCATCATCGTCGGAAACAGTATAACCACCGTCGGTAGCTTTTATATTAGTATGCCCACTATCGTGTATTAATGTTTCTTTTACAGTAGTTTTAGCTTGATCTGTTATTGTAGAGTAAGTTTCTTTATTGCCAGACAAATTGGTCATTTCGCTATCATGAACAGTTGTTTCTTTTACAGTTGTTTTCATAATATGATTATCAGGATCGTATATTGTAGCTTTTTCTGGTATTTGTATACTTGGATTACCAACTCCTCTTTCAGACTCAACAGTATATTCTTTCATAGTATATTTTAATGCATCAACAACGGGTGATACAATTGCTTTTACGATACTGGTTACATTTGAAACAACGGTATTAGTTTCTGTACTCGCGCGCTCGTTATTATAAGTTATTACATTGCCTTTGCCATAATCATCGCTTAAACCAGCATTAGCATCATTTAAAGATACACCACCTTGATAATCAATATGAGATTCTTGGCGTGTAGTCGGGCGAATATTTTGTGCAGGACGCAAAGAATCCTTGTTTACAGCACCGGTAGTTTTCAACCACATGTCTTCATTTTGTTCATATACTGTGTCTGGGCGATTTTTATCAAGTGGCATTTGAACACCTCTTTGATCGGGGCCTTTAATATGTCCTTTAACAGGTATTTTGAAAGTAGTTTCTTTTTGATTAATTTTACTTCTTAATTCATTTAAATTTTTAGGTCGCGCTAATGTATTAGTTTCAGTTTGATGAAATCCACCAACGCCCCTAGATCCGTAACCTTGGTTTAACCCAGGGCCTACTTTAATTTGTTCAATTGGAAAAAAATTGTTAGCCTTTTCCTTGAAATCCAAACGAGATTTGAAAAAATCATCATTATTTTTCATACCACATATATTACCACCACTATTAGCCTGAGGTTTAAACATACAAGGGACTTCTTTTTTAGTTTGCCAGAATTGATTCCCCCCTGATCTATTATCGAGAAATGGAGACATTGATTCTAAATTAGTATTTTGTGTTACATTTTTACGTAAAAAAGGTGTCATATTGCTATGTGTAAACGACTCTCTGTCAATTTTATTACCAGATAAAGATTGTATATATTGTTGATTATTACTATTATCGGGAATGGTATAATTCATTTTTTTAAACATATCCGAAGTAGCGGGCATTGTTACAATACCTGTATCAAATGGGGTTTTTGCTCTATTATACATATTGTCACTTCTTTTTTGTTCATCTTGTTTAACTTGATTCCAATATGTAGAATCATAAATATTTTTCATTGATGGTATATCGGTGGATAATTCCATTATTGACCTCTAATCAATAAAGGATAAAAAATACATTAATATATACAACATTTATATTAGTTTTTGCAAGAAACACCAGTATACATAGAACCGTAGGGATATCCAGGTGTATATAATTTATTATCTTTATTGCACATCTTCCAATCTTCTAATTTATTCATGTCCCCGCCATTATTTGGCTGGAACATAGATTGGTCAAATGGTTCTTCGATGCATGGTATATGATTATCCTTGGCTACCATTCTATAATTAACAGGTATTCTATCGAAGCCTTCAATAGCTCTTTCTTGGGGGTCAAAACATAACCATTCCCATCTATTTATACCAGTTTCTTTTAAAGTACATGGTGGATTAGATAAGCGGGTATCTTCACGGGGAGCAGTGCATGCACGAGGGTCGGTATTACCTCTTATAAAGCAACCAGATTTTTCATATTTACCAGGTATATATTCATTAGCATTACATTTGGTATTTTTATAATTAAGACCGCGTAATTCACTGGAATCATCAACTGCTTTTTTCATAGAGCAAGTATTTTGACCATAATTTTGGTATCTTAATGATGGGTCGCCAGGTATATCTTGCGAACAATCATTACAGTCATTGTATGGTGATTCTAATTGGTATAACCCTGGACCAACAGTTCTTCTTAATTTTTCTTTATAGCTACAACTATCATAATTTAATCGTGTATCTATATATTTATCCATATCTAATAAAATCATATATTATTTTATATATCAAATAAATAGATATGTTATTGTTAGTTGAAAAATTCAATAATCAAGATGAAAACTCAAAATATAATTCAATGGAAACAATTTATTTATATTTAAATGGATATAATCCAGAATACTTATACAGGTGGACCATTATAGATAATATATTTATCGCTGTACTTTATATAATAACATTGCTAATATCAGTTGGAGCGGCCTATTTATCATTTTCATGTAAATGGGGTGGAATAGTTAATAATATATTTATTAGAATATTATTTGCATTTGTAGCGTTTATGTTGGGTCCGATATATTTATTATATTATCTCATATTTAATTACTTTGGAAAATTATGTTAAAAAAATAATTAGCATTTATTATAATTTATTTTAGGAGGCATAGGTACCTCGCGATACATTATAGATTGGCATGCTGGTAAATGAAGCATTGTTGTGTCAATTGGTTTTGTTTTATCATTTTTGATAATGCCGTCATCTGTTGGTAAATATTGGTTTGTATTGCATTTAGATACTATTCTTGTTTGGCCCCGTAATTCACTATCGAGATCTACTAAATTGCCCTGTATATGAGATACAGCAGTGCCTCCAATAAATCCTAATTGATGCCTGCATTTATTAGTGTGTTCATATCTGTAAGGAGATAGTAAATATTGTAAGGTGCTAACATTACCTTGTAATTCTTGTTTATATGAACAATTATCGTATGTTGTTCTATTAAAACTCATATCTGCTATAATATAAGATTTTTTTAATTATGTTGAAATATTGTTATTTCTACCTCCCCAATTGCAGTTTTTATTGAATTCGGCTCTATTTATATAAGAGCGAGTATCCTCACCCCCGTTAACCCATATAGGTACGATATTTTCATGATTTTGTACATCTTTTACGCAATCAAGTAAAGGCATCATGTTATTCATTTCTTCTTCCATAATTTGTTTTCTACATTTAACAGTATTCGTGTCTTCGCCTTCTATTAACTCCAATTCTTTACCTATATGCGTTTTGCCACATCTAAGATTGGGACCCGATGTAAATATGCGACTAAATAATTGTATTTTACATTTATCATGTGTCAACATAGAAGGATGATTTCTTAGAGATGAATAATTGTCAATTAAACAATCATCCGCTAAACCATAACCAGGGCGTCCTCTTAGATTGGTGTGATTTAAATACATATCAGACATTCTTACATGTGGACTAGTACAATCAACGGGATTATTAGGATATATATTATACCCCTCTATTTTTTTGTTATGTAATTCCTTGGCAACTTTCCAACAACTATCATTGCATATATTAGTTGAACCATCAAAAGTATTATTACTCATTATCTATCTATTCTTAAATAATATATAAAAAAAAATTATTTATAGGTTAAATGTTTAGTTTTATATTTTTCCAACATATCATAATTAATGTCTAGTTTAATATTATCATATTCTTTTTTATACGTTTTATTTAAATTATAATTGGTATATTCGTGCACATCCCAATCCTTTTTATTGCAACTGTGTCCGACCACCTCATTAACGTCAGTATCGTTTTTATATAATTCATTGAATGTCTCGTTATTTGTTATTTTCTCCCCGTTTAAGTCATTTTTAACAATTTTTTTATAGGTTAATAACTTTTCTATATCATCAGACATTTTTGAATACTTATTATATTCTATTTTGCTTTCATTTGTATCATCATCATTTACCTGATGAGAATAAGTTATACTGATTTTTTCCTTCATTTAAATATTAAAAATATTATTTATTTATATAAAAAATAATTATTTATTATAATTAATAAGCAAAATATGAAAGAACTAAACCAAGAACAGAAAGATTTACTTGAAAAGATTAACAAATGTTGTATTGAAATTGCAAAAAAAAATAATTATAATATTAAATTTGATAAAATAGAATTCTTAGAAAAAAAAGGGTTTTACGAAAATTATGCCAAAGATTTATTTAAAGATTAAATTTGTACACTATTTTTGATATCGTTATATAAATTATTATAACATTTTGAACCATTGCCTTCTTTACATGACGGGCCTCTATTGTAAAGCCAATCACCTAACTTTTCTCTATTATTAGGTATGGTAGTAGAAGCAACAGTGTAAAATTGTCTATCTAATGTTGATTTATCGTATATATCATCGGCATTTCTAAATATTTTTTCATAAAAGTATTTATTAATATTTTTATTGACATTTTTATTGTGTATAGAACATGCTGCATATTCTTGATTTCCTTTTTTTGTAGTTAATATGTTAGGATTCATAAATGGATTATTTTCAGTCGGTTTGATACATTTTTTATTATCTACTATATCTAAATCATTTAAATCTAAATACTTTTCTATTTTTTTATTTTTTTCATATTGATAATTTATAATTAATATTGAAACTATCATTATAATGATAACAAATAATATATATCGTGTATCATTAAATACCAAGGTACATATTAACCCGACAAATATAATTGCTCTTATAATAGCATTAATTTTTTCTTCAATTGTCATGTTTATATCTGGTATAATTATGGGATTCATTAATTCAGATATATTGTCTAGCCAAAACATTTTGTTTATTACTCTAAATATTTACATTATTTTTATTCATCAGAAACTTCTTGGTTATCTTGTCTGCGTTTAGCCAATTTAGCTTTTAGTTTATTTGCAGCCATCGCTTTTCTATACGCATTTTTATTGAAAGCCGCTTTGCTACCAGCTTTTTTCCCTTTATCTCCACCCATCATATCATTAAAAGCACCCATGCCTTCCTTATTATTCATCATATTATTCATCATGTTCATCATATTCATCATATCTTTTTGCTGATTATTACCTTTATTGCCTGGATTTCCTGGATTTCCTGGATTTCCTCCAAATAGTCCAGGCATTGTAGAAGCAAATTTCATGGCATCTTGTAATAGATTTTCTTGTTTCAATTCACCATTTGATATCTTTGTAGCCATTTTTCTACTAACATTTGAAATAAGATCACTAAAACCACTATCGGGATCTCCAATAGCTTGTAGCAAATCACCTTTATCCCCCATAGATTGTTGCAATTTATCAACATCAACATCTTCCAAGATTTCTTTTGCTAATTTACCAAG